GATTTCGGAGTGACCGCAACCTACACGCCATCTGGCGGACAGGGCGTTCAGATTTCTGGAATCTTTGACGATGGCCATGAGGAAGTGGATGCCGGTGGCGGCGTGCCATTCTCAATCACCCAGCCGCAGTTCCACACGCTGACATCGAATGTTTCATCCGCAGCCGAAGGCGATACACTGACAATCGATGGCGTGGTTTACACCATTCGCGTGGTCATGCCTGACGGCACCGGAATGACCATGCTGCAACTTGAGGCACCCTAAATGGCGCACGCACGCAAAGCGATCCGCGACAACATTGTCACCACGCTGACCGGTCTGACTACGACCGGATCAAACGTCTTTCGGAATCGGGTGTATCCAATCGCTGAAGGCAAGCTGCCTGGCGTTTTGATTTTCACAGAATCTGAAGAAATCGAACCATCAACCATCACACCACCACGAACCCAGATGCGGCGGTTGTCGGTAGCAGTTGAAGCATTTGTCAAGGGTGTATCGAATTACGACGATACACTTGATACAATCTGCGAAGAAATTGAGGAAGCATTGGCCGCAGACTTAACACGCGGAGGCAATGCGAAAGACACGCGGATCGTTTCCTTTGAATCAGAGTTTTCTGGCGAAGGCGATCAGCCGGTCGCAGTTGGCAGAATGACGGTCGAAGTGGTATATGCCACTTTGGAAAACGCAGTCAACGCGAGCGTATAGGAGGCAGACATGCCAAAACGTATTCAGGTTTGGCCGTCCAGTGGCGGTCAGGCAATCGAAATCTGGGAAGCGGACAAAGGACGGTTCCTGGAAAAAGGGTGGTTGGAGTCAGACCCAGCTGCCGTTGTTATACCGGCGGCAGCGACCGCAACCAATTCTGTTATAGAGGAAAGCGAAAATGGCAACATTTACCGGAAACGGCGGAACAGTAAAAGTCGGTAGCGATGCTATCGCTGAGATTCGTTCCTTTTCAGTTGATGAGACGATGGACACCATCGAAGATTCATCAATGGGCGATACTTACCGTACATTCAAAAGTTCTTTGAAGTCATGGAACGGTTCAGTGGATGTGTTCTTTGATGACACGGACACGAACGGCCAGGGCGCACTGACAGTTGGCGCATCAGTCACTGTGAACTTCCAAATGGAAGGCGAAGCCACTGGCGCGCATCTTTTGTCTGGAACTGCACTGGTGACAGGCCGCACAATCAATTCATCTTTTGATGGAATGGTTGAAGCGTCACTGACACTTCAGGGAACTGGATCACTTACAGAGTCAACCGTAGGGGCTTAATTTATGCCAGCGAAAAAGGCGGGTGCGTCCATCATTGGACGCGCCACGGATCATTACAAACAGAAACCTTTGAAGCGCATTGAAATTCCAGAGTGGGGTGACGACGAAGGACCATTGGTTGTTTTCGCAGAACCATTCACATTGCGTGACCAGGCGAAAATCGCAACCGTGACAAAGAATCAACCAGAATCTGAAGTGTTGGCGGAATTGTTGATCATGAAGTTGATCGACGAAGCCGGAAACAAAATCTTCACGGTTGAAGACAAGCACGCGCTGCGGACACAAGTGGATGCCCAGGTCGTTGCACGAGTCGCAACACAGGTCATGGGTGTCGATGAAGGTGGCCTGGAAAAAAACTAAGGGAATCGGCTGACAGGCGGTTCAAGTTTATGCTGGCGGAAAAGTTGCACATGACCGTCGAGCAATTAGAAGAAAACATGTCAGTCGATGAATTTGTGGAATGGTCTATCTTTTTGACCATTCAGGCTGAGGAAGCTGAGAAACAGCGAAGGGCGGCAGGAAATGGCACAGGGTCGAATTCAGTACGAAATCACGGCAAAGGACCGATCCGCAGCCGCACTTAAAGCAGTTAGAGGCAACCTGGGCCAAGTTCAAACCGCAGTCGGCGGACTGACCAAATTATTGGCACCGCTGGCTGCGGCCTTTTCTGTGGGTGTGATCGGAACCAACCTGGTTCGCACGAACAGAGAATTCCAATCACTGAAAGCATCTTTGATCACGTTCACCGGTTCGGTTGAAAACGCGGATCGCGCTTTCGGAATCATTCGTAAATTCGCATCGGATACGCCATTTGCGGTGTCTGATGTGGTTTCGTCTTTCAACATCCTGGTCGCACGCGGTATCGCGCCAACGGTCGGTCAGCTGCAAACATTCGGTGACATCGCCAGTGGATCAGGCAAATCATTCCAGCAGCTAGCGGAAGCAGTCGCAGACGCGGCGGTGGGCGAGTTTGAGCGACTCAAAGAGTTCGGCATCAAAGCCAGCAAAGAAAACGACAAGATCACGTTTTCGTTTGGCAACACGACCAAGACGGTCACAAACGATGCAGCATCGATTCTGGCGGCATTGACCGAAATCGGAAACGCTCAGTTCGCTGGTGCAACAGAACGCCAGGCGGCGACACTGAATGGTGCGTTTTCCAACCTGGGCGATGCGGTTGACAATCTATTTTTCTCAATCGGTGAAGCCGGTCTATCCAAAGAAATCGCCAGGGTTACCCGGCGGATCACTGGTGCGATCAGCGAAACCGATGGATTTGCGCGCACCGTTTCCAATGTTTTAGTTGGCGCGATTCAAACCGCTGAAAAAGCATTTGGTTTCTTGAGCGACAACATTGATGAAATCATCTTTGGTTTCGGGGTCATCTTTGGCGCGAAACTAATTTCCAACGTGGCGAAGACCATCACCGCCATCGTGAACTTTACCAAGGCGATCGCGGCGGCATCGATTACGACCACGTTATTCAAAACCGTTTCGTCATTACTGACCAAGAATCTGGCGTTGACGATCACCACGATCGGCGCAGCGGCTGCCGGTGCGATTGCGTTCAAGGATGAAATCGCCAACCTAGTCAAAGGTATCACTGACCAGATCGACGTTTCTGAAACGATTGATCGCGTTTTGGAAGCACTTGGATTCACGATTGATGACACCAGCAGCGAAACGGCAAAGCTGGCGGGTGAAGTCGAAGAACTGACCGCAGAAACAGAAATTGCGATTTTGGCGACCGATGGCCTGACCGGTGCCGAACGGAAGTTGCTGAAGCAGATCGAAGCGTTGCAGCCAGAGACGGTCAACCTGACCGACAAATTGACCGCGCTTGATGGACTGTTTATCAAGAATAAGATTTCCGGCGGTGATTTGTCAGAGATCACGCAGAAACTGGCCCTGGATTATACTGGCCTGGTCAATCCAATAGATTCAGCCAGGGCAGAACAGGCTAAGATTGAGGAAGCGATCAAGGCGGTCACCGCAGCTGGTGGCGACAATTCTGAAACACTGAAGTTGCTGAAGTCGCGTTTGATTGACCTGAAGGCGCAGACCGAACAGACCTACGGTGCCGGTGCGATCAAGGGCATCAAAGACTATTACGACAGCATCAGCGACAACGCCAAGAACGCAGCCACATTTGTGGGCGATGCGTTCCAATCATTGGAAAGCGACCTGTCTGAGTTTTTCCAAACCGGCAAGCTGGATTTCAGTTCGTTCAAAAACGCAATCATCAAAGGCTTGGCGGATATTGCAGCCAAGGCCGTGATTTCAACCGGTATCAATTTCTTGGGTGAAGTGTTCCCGTCATTGCAGTTCAAAGACGGCGGATTGGTTCCGGGATACGCAAACGGCGGATTCGTGAACGGTCCTGGCGGGCCACGCGATGACAAAGTGTTGGCGCGGCTATCAGCTGGCGAGTTCGTCATGAATGCGAATGCGGTCAGTTCCTTGGGCGTTGATTTCCTCAGCGCATTGAACAGCGGTAAAACGCCAGGGCGCGCATCGCTGCCTGAAGAAACATTTAGTGGCGTTCCCGGATTCTTTATAGGCGGGCTGATTGAAGGCGGGCTTGATTTGATCGGGGCTGCTGGGAAGGCGGTTTCTGACGTAGTCAGTCCTGTTTTGGACGCTGTCGGAGACGTTGTCGGCGACATCGGCGGCGCGCTTTTGGATTCCGCCAAAGGATTGGTTGAAGGCATTTTCAGTGGCGATATCGGATCGATTGCAAAGTTTGCACTGCCATTCATCTTACCTGGCGTTGGTTCGGGTATCACCGCAGCACTTGGCCAATTCGGAGCCGCAGGATTTTCTGGGGTTCTATCTGGCGTTGGTGGCGCGTTGTCGAATTCACTGGCTGCCGGTGTATTGGGTGCCGGATCAACATCCGCGATTGCGACATCAGTATTGACCGGTTTGGCCAGCGAAACATTCACAAGTGTTTTGGCGGATAAAATTTCATCATCGTTGATTCAAGGATTCGGCGGCATCACAGACGCAACCAGCGGCTTCAATGACAACCGCGCAGCCGCATTCGCCAAGCTGGTCAACGGCGCATCACCGTATCTTGAAAAGCGTGCGATGGGTGGGCCGCTGTCACAGGGTCAGGCAGCCGTTGTCGGCGAGAATGGACCCGAAGTATTCATTCCAAACCGGAACGGCACTGTGGCCGCTATCAAAGGCAACGGCGCAGACCTGATCGGTGCGGTCAATGAGGTACGTGATGAGATCGCTGATCTACGCAGACAGTTCAGCCGCGCATTGGCTGGCCAGGCATTAGTTGGGGCGCGTTAATGACCGCAACGACTCTTG